CTGAAAGAAGCTATAAACTTTAAGTTCTGCAGGGTGCTCCATTAAAAGGGTACCTCATCATTTACATCAATGATTGATCCAACAAGATCAGCATCCTCTTTTGACATTCCTGATGCGGAACGCTCCCTATTAAGGTCCATAATCTTTGTATTGTTGTAGGATATCAACTCTAGGAAGTTTTGGAGTGTCTGACTATCTGCATCAGATATATCAATTTGGTTAGCTACAGACGACTTAAAGAAAGCATACTGATTGCCGTTTGGAAGAACACCTACAACACCTTCTATATGCAAGTTAGACGTGACAGGAAGAAGGTTCTTGCGGTGTATTAAACCAAGAGAGGCATCCAAAGACTTAAGACTATCTCTATTTTTAACATCAAAGATAACAGGCATATCTTTCAACTCTACTACAACAGGTTCACCCATGTCGTCCATTGGGTTATCCACTGTAAGTACACCCATAACAACCTTCACACGTTTAACACTACGGATGATGTCCTTTGTTTTGTCTGGAAGAGCATTCCAATCCTCAATGTAACCAGATGGACGACCTAAGTTAAAGCCACCAACACTGTCAGCTAAGTCGCTGTTGATAGAGTTAGCCAAGACCGACTTTTCCATCTCTTTAGTGTCTGCGTTCCATCGCTGCCACTGCTGACGCTGTGTGAATACCCGTAACTTAACGCTGTTTGCGTAGTAGGTATCATCACCCATAGTAATCCTGAATGCACCGACACCAATTACCTCAGTGCGGAGCTTCTTGCCGTTTACTTCTACTTCACCCATCATAGGTGATTGCACTAGGTTCAGACGGGCAATGCTTGGGCCGCTAGGGGCGGCTACTGATACCCCCATAAGCTCTGCCAATGACTTGCCTTCGTGACCTGTTACTGATAGTTCTGTTAATTCTGTACTCATGATTTTTCCTTACTTGTTTCATCAAAAAGAGTCTTAGTTATACACTACACATCCTTTACGTCAAGCCAGTTAGGCCCGATTTTTGACTCTAATAGTAGTGGTACGTTCATTTTTATTCCATAAACATTTTCTATTAAGGTGTTAAGACCTTCATTCATTCCATTAATAATCTGTAGTACCTCCTCCTTCTCCTCTGGATGGATATCTATAACAACTGAGTCATGAACCGTGTTCACTAAGCAGGACTGTAAGTGATCCAACCTTGTCTCCATTTCTACCAACACAGCAGGGACTACATCGCCTGTCGCAAAGCCCTGCACTGGATAGTTCTTGATCATGGTGAAGTGTGATACACCACCCCTTGCATTGCGCTTCACGTCAGGAAAAGCATACTGTCTCCCTGATATGTTAGTAATCTTATTGAACCTGACTGCCTCGTTAGCCAATCTCTTATGCCACGCAGCTATACCCTTATACTTCTCAGTAAAGTGAATGTAGTAAGCCTCTTCAGCCTTGCTTCTACCATAACCTGTAGCGCCGAATAGTGGGGCGAACGTGTGTTCCTTCCCTTCTTGACGTGAAGTTGGCTGGCCTGCATCAGTGATAACCTTTGCAGTGTAGCTGTGTACGTCAAACCCTGTGTTTATCTCTTCCATAGCAAGCTCGTCTTGTGCAAGGAATGCTGCGGTACGGAACTCTAATTGAGCAAAGTCAGCCTCACAAACCAGACCCTTCTCCCAACGGGATATGAATACACGTTTTACTGGAAATGTACCTCCTCTTGGCATGTTTTGCATATTTGGGTTTCTTCCGCTGAAACGTCCAGTGGAAGTAATATGCTGAGTAAGCCCTACGTGCAGGAAGCCATCAAGCCTAGTGAATGTTTGAATGCCCTCAACAAAGCTAGAGAGGTAGCTACTAACAGCAGAAAGACGCTTAAGGTCAGTAAGAAACTGAACAGCATCATCCATCCTATTTGTTTTAGCCGTTCCAATGAGTACAGATAGATTATCTTTTCCTGTGCTAAAGCCATTGGCACTGACCCACTTCTTAGATGGTGCACCAAAGCCAAGACCCGCTATGTGGTTAATAGGTTTTAACTGATACCCCCTTGCCACACAATCTATACACTTATTAGGCTTAGCAAACTTAGTACCATCCTTTTTTATCTTAAAGGTTTTACCTAAACCCTCGCATGTAGGGCATGTAAATGCCTTAGTACGCTTGATGATAGTACTGTTAGCCTCTACTGCTTGTTTGAACTCCTTCTTGTCACGGACATGCTCAAACAAATCTACCCATTCTTTCTTGTTGTTAACCTTACGGGAAAATACAACCTGAGACATTTGCTCTGGTGAGTTAAGATTGATAGGTGTATCACCCATGATTTCACGTACTTTATGCTGCAGCCTATCCTCTATGTCTGCCTTCTCACGCTCATACTGTACTTTTACTTCATCAAGGGCTGATTTATCCACCCTGATTCCAGACATGTACATTCTAGTAAGGGTTTTACAGGCTTTAAAGGTAACGTCTCTAATTGTAATAAGGGAGGTGGACTCACTTTCACCGTAGTCTGCTTCGATTGAGTGGAACAACTCACGAGTTGTGTCGAGATCAGCCCTAAGATAAAAGCAAAGCTCATTGAGAGGTATCTCATTGGTATTGTATCCTTCCTTAAAGTATCTCTTGAGAGTATCATCCTTCTGAGAGCCTAGCCTTCTACGTTCAGCACAAGCCCCTAAAGAGACGGGTTGCTTCTGACCCCGTGATAGAATGTATTCTGCAAGCATTGTGTCATATATATCCCCTTCATACTTGAAGCCACACTCCCACAACCACATGAGGTCATGCTGTGCATGGTGCATAATCAAAAGAGTAGTAGCATCAAGCACATCCTGGATTAGCTTACTCCCTGCCCCACTGGTGTCTTTCTTCTCAACATGATCCAGTGTTACTAAGTGTGTCTCCTTATCGTTATCTGCATTCTGCATACCTACCTGTACAAGAAAGTTACCCTCCTCATAGGGGTCTAAGTGCAGCTTTTCCCTGCGCTTTCTGGTTGTATTCTCAACGTCTAGTACAAGTCTCATGTTTCTCTCTCCTCTAGGCTTGATATAGTGATCTTGCCCCATCTAACTCACAGTGTACAACACCATGCCAACCGCCTTTAAGCTTATTCTTGGCTATGTTCAAGTGGCGTTGTGTATCTTCTTCATCGGCACCCTCAACCATAGGGTTCTTTGAGATCAAAACCATGAGGTCAGCTTCAGCAGCCTTACCTGTCTTAGAGCCTTCCATCATTGATTGATCTACGTAGACCTTACCCTCTGCTACTGCACTCAACTGTGACATCCATACAACACAGCAGTCGTACTGCTTGGCAATGTTACGTGCATAGATAGCTGCATCCTTTAGGTACACATCGGACTTGTCACCCAGCTTAGTTGCAAACTTATCACCCATATCCAAGATTAGAATGTCTGGACGTTCCTGCTTAACAATGGACTCTACCCACTGCATATCTTTGTTGGTGCTGTCCTTGATACGGACATTCTTCTTGACAGGATCGTAGCGACTACGTGCTAGGGCTACATTATCCTTCACCTCTTCCATTGACATGTTTGTGGCTGCACTAAGATACCGTGCTCCTACTCGTGAGACTGCTTCCTCGTTACACAGGACAATGCACTTAGCACCCTGATGCGCCCAGCCACCTGCCCCAGCAATCAGAGAGGCATGAAAAGATGTCTTGCCAGTATTAGGTCTAGCACCAACCAACAACAAGTGACCGCCGCTAACGCCTTCAACCTTCCTACTTAGGCTGGGTATGTTGAACTTCCACTGTGTTTGAAGATCATTGGCACTGAGTAGCGCTTCAATACTAATATCATCCTCCACAAAGCGCATGTTAGGAGTAAAATCATCTTTGAAGTCTTCCATCAGGCGGCGTAAGGGTTCCAAGCTTGTCTTTGTACCATTCACAAAGTCAAAGCCCATGTTAGCAACCTGTTCACCTACCCACTGTTGGAACATCCTACCTAGTACATCTGCTGCTATCTCTTCTTTTATAATGTTCTCTTTACCAATCTTACGGAAGAGATCATCATAGGCAGTCTTGGTTGCTGTAGTCATTGTCTGGTTCTGAGCATAGAATAAGGCCTCTAGTTCAGAAGTGTTGAGATCACCTTCATACTTTATCATAGCAGCATCTAGTGCCTGCTTGATCTTACGTACATCCTTAGTAAAAATCTCATCTGGGCAGCGTTTGCCCTTATGTTGATTAAAGAAGTCACGGTTAAGTAACGTCTTAATAAGTGCCAGTTCCATCATCGTCTTTCTCTCCTACAAGAATCTTATACAAAACTTCCATAGCCAAGATAGGCCACATGAAAGCAAACTTAATTGGGCCGTTGCTATCGGCTTCCGCATCCTCAGGTTCAACCATATAATACAGAAGAGGTAACGCTAGCACATACATAAGTAGAACACCACCAAAAAAGCCCTGCCCTAGTTCATTCATTTCTCTCTCCTTGCTACTTGCCTGTAAGCACCCTCTGGACTGTTGTAAGCAGCCAGAATGTCTTGTAGTTGCTGTTCGCTCATCATAATAAGCTGATAAACATCATCCCACTCATCAAACTGACGTATGGTGACTATGCCATCCCCTATGACAAGCTCAACATCCTCGAACATATCTTTCTGATCTAGCGTAGTGATAACTGCTGCATCTGGTTCAAACTCTACTGTAAACATTATTTATCTCCTACATAGACATTTAATTGTAGCACCGTATTACCATTACGTGTGATTACATAATCTAGTCCTGCCTCTTTAAGAACTCTCTTTAGCAATTCTATTTTTTCAATCATTCTTCCTCCAAACAAAATGAACACCACGTAGACTTACTTGCATTACCACAACTGACACACTTACGCCAGTTATTGTTTTTGTCACGCTCTTGTGCTGCCTTGCGTTCATCTTCTGTCATAGGTCTAATCATTGCAATACTCAGTCAAAGGCTCACGCTGCTCTCTGCCATTATTTAACCTTAATGCAAACCATGACAAAGGGAATAACTCCTTCATACTGTTACATATATCATTAGCTACTAGCCTAGTCTCTAGTTGTGTGTCACCTGCACACCTAAGATTGCACATATCAGCGAAGGCATCTAAGCTACCTGACCAGTACCACTCAGTCATGGTGTTTTGTGGCAACACCATCCTTGCTTGCTCCTCACAAACTCCTCTCTCTAACAGGCTACTATACAACATAGCAACTATACGTTGTGTTGTATCAATGTGTATATCTTTTTGATCTTCTAAATCTGGGCCACTGCCTTGCTTCTTATCCTGTGCTTTACTACGCCATACCTCTGGGCTATAAAACTCTGGTTTATCGCTCACGTATCTACGACTGATCTCATTCCAGCGCAGAAACTTATGCTTGACTAGCTGACGTGCCACAAAAACAGGTGCCTTAATGTGAAAAGACGCGAAGCAATGTCCAAATGGTGAGGTATGTTTATGCTTGGCTAGGTAGTTGATTAGCTTGGTGTCGCTAATATTTAAGTTACCAATGCAGCCCATACTGTCACGCCAATCATTAAGCTCCCAGTCGCTTGTCTTGTTAAAGCTAACCCGTGCTGCGTTCACCACTGATAGGTCAGTACCCATGTGGTCTATGTATGTTGCTTTAATCTGTGTCATTAGAATGGTACCTCAC